TCTCAAAATATTGCTAGAGCTTATGTAAGAGCTTTAGGTGGATTTGGTTCTAGCGGACTAGGTGCTGCCGGTACAAATGCAATGGGTACTCAATGGTGGAATAATGGTTCATTATCTTTTGACGGAGTGAAAATCTTTGTTGCTAATGGACTTGCTTCCGATACTGCTATCGCTGCTGAAAAATCTAACTTATTCTTTGGTACTGGTCTATTATCTGACCACAACGAAGTTAAAGTTATTGATATGGCTGATCTTGACGGTTCTCAAAATGTAAGAGTCGTAATGAGATTTACTGCAGGTGTACAGTATGGTATTGTTGATGATATCGTAACTTATGGTATCACTAACTCTGCCAACTAAGAATAATAATTAATTAACTAATAAGGGTGGGTAAGCCGAAAAGCCTACCTACCCTTTTTTAATACCTTAAAATATGGCTTGTGATTTAACAAAAGGTAGAAAAGAACCCTGCAAAGACGTAGTTGGTGGTCTCAGAGCGATTTACTTCATAGATTATGGAGATATTGATATTGCTTATGATGCTACTGATACTGACGTTATTGATGATTTGGGTGCTGTTACTGCCTATAAATATGAATTGAAGGGTAATAGTAGCTTTGAGCAAACTATTACTTCTTCTAGAGAGAATGGTACAACATTCTTTGAGCAAACACTAAACTTGACTCTTAAGAAACTTACTAAAGAAGATCACAAAGAAATCAAGTTGTTGGCATACGGAAGACCTCACGTTGTAGTTGAGGATTATAACGGGAATGCATTCCTTATGGGTGCGGAACACGGTGCTGATGTATCTGGAGGAACAATTGTAACTGGTGCTGCTATGGGAGACCTTTCAGGGTATACACTTACCTTGAGTGGTATGGAGACAAAACCTGCTAATTTCTTAGAAGGAGCTGCTGCGAATGATCCATTCTCAGGTCTTACTTCAGTAGTAACTGTTACAGAGGGTACTAACTCTTAATAGTAATCTTCATTTGATAATTATAGGGTGGCTGTTTGGTCACCCTATTTTTTTGAACAAAAACGAAACTATTTAGTTATACTTATATGATAAGGTTATTACCAAGTACAGACAGTCAAACCATAAGTATTATTCCTAGAGAATACACTGAAGCTAGTGATTTAGAGTTAGTGATTAAAGAAGATGGAACTAGAAAGACAGAAACGCTAGAAGGATTAACTTCAACAATAAACACTAACTTTTTAGACATAGATTGTACTTTTAGTATTTTATCAGAGGACAGTGCTTATTCAATAGAGATAAAGCAAGGTGATACGTTACTTTACAGAGATAAGGTTTATTGCACTTCTAAAACGGATACTACAATATCTCATACATTAAACACAGACGGATATAATCAACACGATTCCGAAACAGAAGAGCAACAATATATTATAATATGAGTCGAAAAACAATAAGGTCAGCTAGAAAGATAGAAGCTCCTAAGGAAGTTAAAAATAGTATGAGAGTACTTAATCTATCCGGCTATGAAATCCCAAGCGTAAAAGAGAATCCTCGTAATGATTGGGTTGAGTATGGTGACAATAACGATTATTTCACTGAACTTATAGAAAGGTATTTAGGTAGTCCCACAAACTCAAGATGTATCAATGGTATTGTTGATATGGTTTATGGTAGAGGACTAAACGCAACAGACTCAACAGAGAAGCCTGAGATGTTCGGTAAGATGCAAAGTCTATTAAGACCGAGTGACGTTAAGAAGATGGTTAATGACCTTAAAATGTTAGGTCAAGCTGCTATCCAGGTGGTATATAAGACCGGCAAGAGGGAGATATCTGGACTTTATCATTTTCCTATGGAAACATTAAGAGCTGAGAAGGCTAAAGATGGTAAAGTGAAAGGATATTACTATCACCCCGATTGGGCCAATATAAAGCCCTCTGACAAGCCTAAAAGAATTCCTTCATATAAAAACGGTAGTAAGTCAGATAAGATTGAAATATACTGCGTTAAACCGTATAGAGCAGGGTTCTATTATTACTCACCGGTAGATTATCAAGGGTGTTTACAGTATTGTTCTTTAGAGGAAGAGGTTTCTAATTATCACCTTAACAATATTAAGAATGGATTGCAACCTTCTTTACTATTGAACTTTAATAATGGTATTCCTTCTGACGAAATTCAGGAAAGAATTGAAAGAAAGATATATGATAAATTTAGTGGGTCTTCTAATGCAGGTAGGTTTATATTAGCCTTTAATGAGAATGCTGAAGATCAGTCTACAGTTGAACCTATACACCTACCTGATGCTCACGCTCAATATGAGTTCTTAGCTAAGGAAAGTAGGGAGAAGATTATGATTGGCCACGGTGTTGTATCACCTATCTTATTAGGTATTAAGGATAATACCGGGTTTGGTAATAATGCTGAAGAACTTAGAACTGCTTCTATCCTTATGGATAATATTGTTATTAGACCATTCCAAACTTTACTTATTGATGCATTCAAAGAATTACTTGCATTCAATGGTATTTTATTGGACCTATACTTTACTACTCTGCAACCAATTGAGTTTACAGAGCTCGATAATATTGCAACTAAGATTAAGAGAGAGGAAGAGACTGGAGAGAAGTTGTCTAGTCAGAAAGTAGAGGAAGATATAGAGGAGGAAGAGTTGTTAAACACAGAGGTTGAACCTGAAATAGTAGAACCTAACGAGGAAGAATAATATGAAGGCATTATTTATAACATTAAAGGAGCTTAAGAGGAAGTCAATATTTGACGGGAATCTAGATGCTGATAAATTAATTCAATTTGTTGAGGTGGCCCAGGATACTGAGATTCAGCAATTCCTAGGTACTAAATTATATGAGAAATTACAAACTGAAATTATAGCAGGTACTTTATCTGGTAATTATGAAACATTAGTTAATGATTATATTAAGCCAATGCTTATTTGGTATACTCAAGCGACTTATATCCCTTATGCAGCATATCAAATATCTAATGGGGGAATATATAAGCATAATTCAGAGAATGCTACATCTGTAAGTGAGTCTGAGATAAAGAACCTTGCAAATCACGCAACTGAAACTGCTGAATTTTATACGCAGAGATTTATGGATCATATGAACTATAACAGTTCTTTATATCCTGAATATGTCACTAATCAAAATGACGGTATGTATCCGGAGAGAGATGTAAACTTTACTGGATGGGTTTTATGATAGAAGAAGTGAAGAAGGTTTATAAACCTAAAAAAGAAAACGAAATTAAATTAAATAGTTATTTAAAAAAGAGAGATGGCGAATCAAATAAATTGGGGAAAGACATATTGCGAGATTGAAACCAATGGAGGTTTCGGTGCTGACGAACAATGGTCAACATTTGCAATCAACGATTTATCTGCTCCAACTTGTTGGGGGGTAGTTCCAGTAACACCGTTTACAGCAGATTTGATTAGCTATTTCGGAGGTAATTTAACAGCAGATACAATACAATTTACAGCAGATAAAACGCAATTATAAATAAAATAAAATGGCACAAAAAACAGTAGTAACTACTCCAGATGTCGCAGCTAATTCAGGTCAAGGGACTCCTTTAGCAACAGCGTTCGAGTGGATAAACGACAACTTTGATGAGGTATATGCTAAACCAGATTTGACTTTAGCGGCAAATATCCTTACGTTAACAAAACCAGATGGAACAACAGATACAGTTGATTTATCTTCTTATCTTGATGAGGATGCTAGAGCAATCGCAAGTGGTACAATAAACGGTTCAGGGATAGTAACTTTTACTAGAGATGATGCCTCGACATTCACTTTAGATTTGTCTAGTCTGTTAGATGATACTGTAGCTAATGATGCTACAATAACTTTATCTGCGGGTAGTGGTTTAACTGGTGGAGGTAGTTTTACAACTGACCAAGCCTCTGCTGATACAGTAACTTTTTCAACAAACGATAGTGAAATTGTCCACGATAACTTATCAGGATTTGTGGCTAATGAACATATCGACCATAGCACTGTTTCAATAACAGCAGGTAGTGGTCTAACTGGTGGTGGAGATTTAACTGCAACAAGAGATTTAGCTGTTAATGTAGATGACTCTACTATTGAGGTTTCTTCTGATATAGTACAGGTTAAGGCTGATGGTATTGACCATTCTCATCTTTCATCATCATATACTGCATTATCACCTTTAGGCTCAGGTTCTTCATTTGCTATAAATTTTGATTCAGCAGCAACCTTTACCGCAACGGCAAACAATAACGCTACCCTTACAATGAGTAATGCTCAACAAGGTCAAACAGTAGATATTATAATTAGTGGTAATTTTTCTATCACACTTGCAGAGACAGGCTCTACATTTAACAAAGTAGGTACTACAAATTATGATGGCACAACTACAAATATTATCCAGATTATTTGTACAGATGATTCAAGTGGTAGTAAGATTTATCACTATGCAGTAGCGCCTTACACTTCAAGCATAACAGTATAAAAATAAGATATGAAAGCAATACAAATAGATGGAGCAATAAAAAGATATAATACCATTCCTAAAGCGTGGGGTAATGTTATTGGTGGGTTTGACTTACTATCTTCTACTGAATGGGAGGCAGCAGGTTTTTATGACGTAGTAACACCAAGTTATGATTCAGCAACGCAATACTTGGGAGATATTGAATGGGATGCTGATAGCAGTACTTTTACTTACCCTGTGATTGATAAAACTTGGTCTGAAACAGTATCTGAACTTAAAGAGTCAAAGATTGCAGACCTAAAAAACATATATAACAGAAAACTATCACAAACGGATTGGTACATAATCAGAAGCCAAGAAGGTACTTCAGCACCTCAAGACGTATTGGATGCAAGAGCAGCTTTGAGAACGGAATGTGCAACTAAAGAATCAGAGATTAACGCACTTACTACAAAGAAAGCGGTTGCCTCTTATTCTTTACCAAATCTTGACTAATGAGTTTTAATAAAAAATTCTTTTCAACAGGAGGTATTGTAGCTGCTTCAGGTGGTGCTGACTTTAGAGATGAAGCAATTCTTCATATTGATTTTGAGAATCAAATTACTGACCAAACGGGTAATTATACTACAACCAATTCGGGTACAACTTTTAGTACTGATAGCAAAGTGGGTACTTATTCAGGAGATTTTGACCCTACTTCTGATAAAATGGAAGTGTTAAATTTTTATTTATCCGATACTGCTTATGCAATAGCATTTTGGGTAAAATTTCATTCTTTATCTACCACTAATTGGGAAATGGTTACTACAATGACTGCGGGAAAAGACCAATCCGCTGATAGAATATTTATCGGAAAACGTTATAATTTACAAACAATAATGTTTAGAAGTTATGTAACAGGAGTAGAAGAGGACGTTTTTACTCCAAGTTTAAATACTTGGTATCATTGGGTTTTAAATGCAGATAGTAGTGGGTATAAAGTTTATATAAATAATGCAAGTACACCAACTTGGTCAAATTCTACAAGTGTTTCAGGGTTACAATCAGGAACAACTACCGAAGCCTCAATAGGAGGACATTACGGTGGTATTAATGAATCAATGGATGGTAAAATTGACCAATTCCGTGTTTGGGATAGGATATTAACTGCTGATGAGAGAACTTCCTTATATAACGAATAATGGAACAATTGAAGATATACGGATTCAACGCAATAGCATTAGCAATATCAATAACAGAGATTAATCCCTATCTTCAAACGATATCACTATTATTGGCAATAGGGTACACAATAATTCAAATAACAAAGAAACTAAATGGCAAAAATTGATATAGACGGAGATGGAAAAGCTGACGTTTCAATCAGCGTTACACAGATTATTACGATAGCTGCAATGTTTGCTTCTATTGTAGGTTCTTATTATACTTTAAGTGCCAAGATAGAAACTAATGCTTCTGACGTAGCTAAATTAAAATACAACGAAAAGGAATACACTTGGAAAAACCAAAGACAACTCGAAGCCGAAGTAAGAGAGATTACTTTAGAGATGAGAGACTTTATGAAAGACCTTGAGTATTTACAAAGAGATAAAAGAAAATAATGGACACAATAAAATTATACGCAAACAAAGTGATATCTTGGACAAAGAATTGGTATATCACTAATTGGAACGGAGGCATATTTAACAGAGGTAAAACTATTTTTGTTAGCTTTTTAGTATTAATGATTTT